GGTTTAGGATTTGTCAGCGTATTACCATTAAGTGATCATAAATTTGACCAATATACAGATAATAATTATCACGCATTGTATGAAGGATGCAGAGTACCTGCTAATAATGGAAAACAATACTTAGCTGTTGCTTTATTTAAAGAAGATGTTAATATTGTTACACCCAGAGGTTCATTGCGTGCAACTTGTGTGTATCCTGATACCGGTTCAAGCTCTGAAACATCAGTTCCATTCACAGAATTTATTGTTACAGGTGCTATTGGTACTTTCAGCGGTGCAAAAAAAATATTGATCGAATATAGTAACGATGGTACAGCACCTTGGGCTAGAGATGGTGACAATAAACCAGTATCTCATGCAAGACGTATGACATTGTTAGGGGATGGAGTGGCAGTTCCCAATGCAAAAGTTCAATCACGTAATAGCTTACGCACTATGCTCCTCTAATTTTGTATCCACTCTACCTACCAAATAATACCATATTTTATTGTAATCATAAAATATGTTATATAGCGCAGATTTTATTTACACGTTTTATGGTGCGGCGGTCGTTTCGCATTCACTCATCGGTGGGTGTCTGCGTGCGCGTCCACTCCCACTAGCCATGCCCAAGAGCACTTCGCCTACCACACCCACCACAAAGGCGCAGCCGATACATATGACTATCAATACCGGAATCGGTAGCATTTGATCGCGGCGTCGAGTGTGTGGAATACTTCAATTTTCGGATGTTTTCTCTTGACAATGTTTTTAAAAGTATGGAAGGGGATATGATGTATATTGTAGTCGTATCCAATATAATGAGTATGAAATGTTGGGTGAAAATGTGTATGTGAAGAGAAAGACTCGTTTTATTTTTACACTCTTGAATGTGATGAAAATTGAAATATAATAAATACAATAATAATGATATCAATTATTCCAATGAACCCAACAAGTGAAATACAAGAACAAGAAGAACCCACATATCGATTATGTGAAAATACGGATTGTGAAAGATATCCTGAAGATGACGATTTTGATAAGGAAAATGAAGAAGAATACGAATCAGGTGGTCAGTGGCAAAAATGCGGCTTATGTGACGGATATTTTAATGACAATGGATTCAATGATATATTATTTATTGAAGAAGAACCAAATAATCAAAAAGGTGAATGCCGCCTATGCGGTAAAGATGATGATATAATTCAAATGAAAGGAAGCGGAGAGTACCTATGCGGGGATGGGTGCGACGGAGATGAAGATGAAGATGAATAAATATCCATACATATTGTTATATAACTAATGTTTTCTTATAATGTAACCGGTATCTCATTTCATCACCCATTTCTGACTTTTGTGTAATGGTCTCAAATGGAACACTGCATATGATATGGGACCGGTTCAGTTTCCTCGTGCCTGGTGGTAGGGTACCTTCTGGTCCCCAGGTACAGAACAAAAAAACCTAAAGGCTGATTTTTTAAATTAATTATTTATTTTTTTTGTAGGTTTCGGTGCTATAATAACAATAATTACATGATATCTCTCAACTTAGACATTCGTTTGCGCCTGTGGGGCAATATTTTGGAGCATTCTCTGTATCATAGTCTCCATCATAGTCTCTAGTCTGTCGATGCGCCCAGTGGCGTTGTGAGCCCGATGTTGAGCCCGATGGTGCGTCGGTCTCTGGGAGCCAGGTGGGAGCCACCCTGGAACGCGGTGTACGTAATCAGAACGGCAGCAGGGGCATTTCGTGCCGCCCGCCCCCTGGAAGTGTCTGAAAATACAATCGCTGCAAAACTGGTGTCCGCATCGTAAAATAGATTTATTCGTGTTGCCCAGCGGATCCATGCAGACGGGACATTCAGTCGTTTCAATGGCATTGGTATGTAAAATAAGTTCTTCAACAGGAATCGGTGGAGGTCTGACTGGAATCGGAAGAGGTCTACCAATCAACCTAGCATCTCCTCCTGCCTGTTGGAGGCGGGCCATCCGTGTTTGTTCCTGCTGGGTGCGCCGGCGAGCTAACATCAATAACTTTTGATCCGACTTGTATCGAAGGTGTGCGGAGCGACCAATATCTCCATCGAGTTGTTCAACAACAACTTTGTTGTCTACTAAGGTAACCTTCATTATAACAACGTTCGGGTTCCAGCTGGTTGGCCCACCTCCAGCGGGCAACTTTTCAATAATATGATTAAGATTTACATGCCCATCCCTCATTGGGGCGTCTGGGCGAAGCCCACGGAAACCTGTTAAAGACCTTATCACGTTTTGATGAGCGGGAGTCTGGCGAAATCTATGGTGATGACTCAGGTCCCACACCGCTTCGCTCGGCATATGTCCATCAGAATCCGTGATCCATTGTTGTAATACGGCTGGCCTGTGAGTCAGGACAAGATCGGCACCATCATTGTAGATGGACACGGCGCGTTCAAACGATGCCTTTTGGCAGGCACTAATGTTGTGCGACGGGAGGTGACAATAAGAACAAGGCATTGTACTTTCTTCTAATAACTAGTTGATGGGACTGCAAATACTAGGAGTTTTCTTCAATTTTAGTTTAAACTTTTGTAACCGGTATCTCATTTCATCACCCATTTCTGACTTCCCATACGCACGCCGGATACGCCCATCGATACCTTGAACCATGTCGGTAAAAAGATCCGTTGGGTGGTAGGGTAGCGTTTTGTCACCGGTATCTCATTTCATCACCCATTTCTGACTTCCAACGGAACTATGATTGTACTATGTATGTGGGAGGAGGGGTTAAAGAGGGGGGATAGATCCGTTGGATGGCATGGGACACAATAAGACACGATTGTTCTCCCCCTGAACCGATACTCTATCCCGTACTCCCTCTTTTCACTCTTTAATGGAAATAAAGAAGTAAAAAAGAATTAGATTATATGATGGCAGAGGTGATGTAAGGATCGAAACTAAATAGTTGGTGAAGACGCCCGCATATAATGCCTCTTAGGCAATACTTTGTACGATTGTCCATGATACATGAAGGTGCTATGAATAGAAGTAGTCTGCAACAGGTCCATAAACTCCTTGTCTAGGACTCCTCGCCTGACTCGGTCATTGGGTGTCTCGGTAGTAGGTGGTAACATTTTATACTAATCATATCGTATTAGTATAAAGTATTCAATTTTAGGCAAGATATCCAAACAAAAAAGGTCACACAAGACCATTAAAGATAGGAACTAAGAAGTTAACTCCATGATTTTCCCCATTCGGACAAGACATTCCATGAGGGGGAACGCTGAATGAGGGTCTTTTTTTTGTAATCTGGTTTCGGAATTGGTTTCGGAATTGATTTTTGAAATGATTTTTGAACTGATACGACACACTTCTTGTTATATTCGAAAATAAATGTAGAAGCGCCTGAGGCATAGGTTGTCCCTTTACTAAAGTAAGGAATAGCTGGCATGTTGATTGGTTTGATTGTTTTGTAGTAGATGAGATCATGGAACAAACATTCATTGGAATTCAATTTTAATGTACGACTCTTTTTGTTTGTTTTTTATAACTTTTCTCTCTTTTCTCTTAATTAGTAATTCTAGGGATCTTGTATAAATAATACATATGACGAATAAAGGGTATGGAACTCATGTTCCAACAATATTTTATACTGACTCTATAATCAGTATAAAACAAACATAGTTAGCATTGTCTAGAATTTTTCACGACTTCGACCAGGGAAATCCAAAATAATAGAACCAAATAAATTGAGGCAGCTGTCAAAATAGTATTGATATTATTGGGATAAGAGGCACACATGTGATTGTATGGAGACATCCCATAACCACTATCTGTATCACAATCTGAATCACAATCTGAACCACTATCACAATCTGAACCACTATCACAATTTGAACCACTATCACAATCTGAATCTGAATCACTATTTGTCCCTGACTCTGTCTCTTCTTCAATTGGGGCCTTTAGTTCTCTATACATAATTGTATGGCTGCGTGTCGTACATCTATGATGATTTTGCATTACACTTAAGATATGGTTATCTTTAAATTATTAATTAAAATATGAAAGGTAAGCTGTACCCAATAGATTAAAATTGAATTAATTCTCTCAAAATAACATATCCAATAACTTTACAAAACCAACATGTCAGAAATGAATAACTACGAACTTTTTACACAGAACGCAATGGACTTTTTGTCAACTAGACCAGAATACGAGGCATTAGTGAGGGACACTGACCTTGGTAATAGTAACCTGATGTTTACCAATGACAATCGAATGATTGAAATTTGGGATGGACTAGCATCGGATGAGCATACGAATGAAAGCTTTGCATGGACAATGAAGAATTGTCAGGACCTCATTATAAATACTATGGTGAATAACATCAATGACTACACTCAGGTCAACAATATTCTGGTCGACAACCAAAATTGTGCCAATGACAACCCGATCAACAACATGATCAACTACACAATAGACGAATACGACGACAACCAGATGGACGTTGACGATACCATGAACGATGCCGTTACCATTAACGATGACATCAACGATGACGACGACACCCAGATGGACGATGACGACACCCAGATGGACGATGACGATACCATCATTGATTCCAGCATCTGTGATTCCGGCATCTGTGACTCCAGTATTGGTGACGATTTTGACTTTGAAGAACATGCCCGCGAGATCGAAAGACACGTTGACACTGAAGATTGTATGTGTACAATATGTCGAAATTGTGTAGATCACAGATATAGCAATATCCGCCCTCCAAGGTTGACTCGCCAACCCTCTACAATAGCCCCCAACTATGACGAAGGTGACATATGGTCGTTCAACAACATCGAGGAACCTACTGGGCCTCCCCCATCGATTCCCACTCTGTCACGTCAACCTTCAGAGATGCTATATGAGGAACTAAACCCGTATGCCTTTCCGTGGTTACCACAAACAAATACCCAACCATTTCTGACTCGCCAATCTTCTTCAGTTCAACCTGTACCTCGTCAACCCTCCGAAGATGAACAACCACAAACATTCGATATGTAGATAACTAGTAAAAAACAAAAAATCCCTATAAAAAATCCCTTATAAAAAATCCCTTATAAAAAATCCCTTATAAAAAATCCCTTATAAAAAATCCCTTATAAAAAATCCCTTATAAAAAATCCCTGTGTACATATTTTTTATTTTCGGCGACGTCTGTAATATAAAATTGATTTTTAAATATATATAGAATAGTGTATTATAAATAAACTGAACACGTAAAATGACTGGTTGTAGTTATTGCAGTAGCACATCGCATCACATAGGAAATTGTAAAGTGGACAATGAATTGGTAGCAATAATGGACCTGTCTACATGCCCGAAATTCTTCGATATGAGTATTCGGGTACTGAAAAAGATAGCATCATGTATTGGTGTAAAGACAAGTATGAGCAAGATCCAACTAGCATGCAGACTTAGTCAGGAGTATCGCAAAAAGCATGAGTCACACCCCCCAAAAGAGTGTATAAATCCATCAACAGCCACAGCAATAGAAACAGAACCCGTATTTGAGGGCGACAATTGTCCAATATGTTTCGACGATTTTGTTGCGAAGGGTGTAAGTCGAAACACGACCATTACAAAATGTGGTCACAAGTTTTGCACAACTTGTATAATTATTCACACCCGTAAAAACAATACATGCCCTTGTTGTAGAACAATCTTAATTGAGAGACAGCCTCTAGCGGATATAGGAATAGCATCACCTATACCGGAAATATACAATGAATGGTCCAACGAACTAGAAAACCTTCGCCTGGAAGCGGAAACAATGCCGGATACGTTGATTTCACTGATTGATGTTCTAGCAAATGATATATCGAATAACAATAACAGCATGACAAACAATGATAACATGACAAACAATGATAACATGACAAATAATGATAACATCATGACGACTATAGTTAATAATGATAACATCATGTCGAACATAGTTAATGAGTATAACATCATGACGAACATAAATAATGAGTATAGCCAAAGTATACTAGAAAATCATACACATGTGCCAGTAACGCCTGATTCATATAGATCGAATCCAAGAAGTCCACCTAACGCCCCGCCTCGTATTCATAGACGTAGACGCGACGAAAGTAATATGTCGCTGGATATTGATATGTATATGGAAACCTTCCGAGATTCAGTGACTATACGCGAACGATAAAGAAAAAAAGAAAAGAAAAGAAAAATAAAAGAAAAGAAAAAGAAAAAAGAAAAACATGCCCACAAAATAATGTACATATTTTTTTTACAATGGAGTCCGTTAGTAACATTATTTAATTCAAAAAAAGCGTATAATATTTGAAACGTTTATCTAATATTATAGTATAGTATAGTTCTGGCAAATTATGGGTGATAGTTTTGCGTGTTATGATAGTTCTAAATATCCATTAATAGATATTACATTAAAAGGTAAAATAAAAGATCTAGATGATGTGAATACATTTATAAATAAATGGGAATTATGTTATGATATTAATAATCCAAAAATGTTCATTTTTGTAATAAATACTTTACAATATATTCCTTCGTTATATGATTTGAAATATTCTATGAAATTGTTGCGTTTTATTAGGAAAATAAAAGAGAAAATGGTCTTTGAACGAAAATATAGTAAACTAGATAAATCTATTATTATTGTAAATAGCCATATAACACGACATTTATTAAAAATGATATTTTCGTTACAAACACCATTATCAACTATATATATAGTGGAGTCTGTAGAGGATGCAAACATTTTATATTATAATTTTATTCATGATATAGAATGTAATTTAATGAATGTGAGCGTGATTCATTCAAAACTGAAACCAGTTACATATCAATCGAAGTCTGGTCTACGCATTTGATGGTTGTGGACTTGGATCTAATACTTCATAATGTCATCAAGTGGCAAGCAGAAATGCGTATCTTCCAAATAAAATAAGATGTATGCAAAGTACATTAACATAAAATTAGTTCCTTCGCGAAACTTGCGAATTGCAAGTGCCGTCATATATATAAACCACTAACAATATAGGTTTATATATGTTTTAACCTTTTCTCATTTAAAACGTCCAACTGGTAAATACAATGAATAAGATAGATAAAATGTGTAAAATTCAAGCTCGACCACTGCGTAACTTGGTATAATTAGGATATTTATATTCATTCATATTTATAAATACAAAACTATGATCTTTCAAATCGGTCAAAATATAATTCATATCAACACATTGTATCAAGAATTTTTTATTGGATTCTTCAATCGCACAACCACAACCTCCAAATAACATATCATAGTTGGTTCTAATACTTTCATCGTTATTCAATATTTCATTTACTAAATGTGATTTCCCATTACAACCAGAACCCCACAATACAATGTTCTGTTTGTTATTTATTGCGTTTAATACATTGCTTCTAGCATTGTCGTATTGTTCATAATAATTATCAATTCCCATGTTATATAAAAATACAATATAACTTTTAAATATTATCAATTTCTTTTTTAATTGTTCCTGTAATTTCCTTCATTTTTAACGTATTGGAAGCGACCAAATTAGAACAATGATTCCGGGCTAGCAATTTGAATCCATAAATTTGAATCATAATCACCCATTTCATCTCTCAATTTTTGTGTAAGATTGTTTTTCCAAGGTGTATCTTTGAATTTAGTTGTAGGCTTACTATTAATCTCGATAATCTTGCTATTAAAATCGTCTAATATTTCAATATCAATCCCGTAAATGGTATTTGGCATAGGGCATATACTCTCGGGGGTCGCCAAAATAATTTTACGAAGTTTCATACCAATATCATATATGATTTGATCGTAAGGAACGTTATATGCGAATAGCTCATCAGTGGTTCGTGGTAATTTATGAATATCATAATGTTCATCACCCGAATATGCCTGATTGATTTTTTGTGAACGTTTCTTACTTGTGTAATCAAATTTCTCTTCAGTGTATACATTATAACCAGGTTTGTACAAAAACACACCTTTTTTACAATCAACAACCATATAAAGACGTACATCAAATTTAAAACCATTAATTAGTAACGGATTTTTGATGTATTCTTGAATAACAGCATACTCGGATAAATTTTGTTTCATCGATGGTTCATATAGAAATACACCTACTCTTCCACCTGAAAACAATGTCTTAGCAATATATTGCGTATACGATTTTTCTTCTTTTAGAAAAAGAGCAGTATCTTTTGGAAGTATATATGTTTTTGGAAAAATGGCTTCTGTTTGCAATGGTCCATATTTGGCAAGAACATTTTCCCATATTTTCGTGCGTAAAAAAGGACTATTTTCGCCTTTTCCTTGCGGATTGTCCCCTTTAAGAGGACCTCCAAGATTTTCGACACCCTCTGTGAACGATGTATATATTTTCAAATATTGATAGACGATTACCACTAAAATGAGGATCAAGATGAAGTAAAAAAGACGGGTCATATATTATGCTTACAAAAAAGATTATATAAACATCGTAACTAAAATAGAACCAACGCCATCACCAACGCCATCCGAAATAAATATCCATAAATAGATATAAAGAGATAGCGTAGGTATAATATGGGGGGAGACACATAGTGGAGGCACGTCAATGACCCCCAGGGAAATAGAGGAACTAATTAAAAAAATAAATCCAAAAATATATAAAATTTTTAAATTCTTCAAATGAAGTAAAGGTGTTCCATAGTTATAAGCGAGGTACTGAGGGGCTTATGACCGACTGAAAGGTCGTTAAACGAGATTAGCATCGTTGTCCGAGTGGTCTAAGGAGCCAGACTTAAGACCTGGTAGCGTAAGCTGCGTGGGTTCGAACCCCACACGATGCAAAACAAGGCTTAGATGATTGTCCTTAACAATCACTTGTGTGGTCGACAGATGTTATCCCACAATGTTGAGGGTCTCATAGTGTAATGGTCATCACTCGGGGTTTTGATTCCCGCAATCCGGGTTCAATTCCCGGTGAGACCTTTACGCAATTATAGCTCAGTTGGTTAGAGCATCGGTCTTATGAGCCGAAGGTCTGCGGTTCGAACCCGCATCTTTGCAATCTCTGTACATGGTGTAAAATTGTACATGATTGTTTTATATGGTTATCTTTATAATTATGTGTGTGTGTGCGTGTTAAAAGACTACATGTGAATGTAGAATAGGAAATAGTATTTCTTTATATAATTCATTAACCCCTTTTCTCTCATAGCTCAGTTGGTTAGAGCGTGCGACTGTTAATCGCGAGGTCATAGGTTCGACCCCTATTGAGAGAGATAAAACAAAAAAAAATCCAAAAATATATAAATATACGTCATTTATATATTTTATCCCAACAAAAAAGTTAATGGAAGAAGCAAATCACATTCTAGGATATTTGGCAGGCAGACAAAATACAGCACTAAAGTTCTGCGCGTCAGATACTGATGAAGAAAAACAGATATGTAAAGGAGTCAAATATGGATTCTTAGAATGTATTTGTAATAACGATAAATTAAGCTTCATATTTAATCAAGTGGATGGTAAACCTTTACATGATAGAGCTTTTATGGGTGGAACTATAGTGACAAGTAAAAAAAAAAGAACTAAGAAGAAAAGAACTAAAAAGAAAAAATAAAAATTGATTATTATTAATATATTATATTCATTGACAATAAGTGAATATAATATGATTGAATACATAAGTGAAGCTACCAATAACTATGATAAAACCTGCGAACGTATACAAAAACATGGTTCTGTAGATTTGGGATGCGTTTATTGTGTTAAAATATATAAATGTTTTAATAGGAATTCCATACGCGTTGGTTCCTTAAATACTATTGTATGTAATACGTGTAAGGTCGATGCTGTAATACCTATTATCCCTACATCTATCTTATCTACTGAATGTAATACTTACGATAAACGTATAAAAAAACTACAAGAATGGAACACAATTGGGTTCACTGAACTGGTTGATGATGAAGAAGAATATATTGATTATGAATATCACGATTGTATTGATATTCATAATGACGTTGATGATTCTGATATGAAATAATAGTGATGGACTTACGCACCAAATGTACTAAAATCAGCAAGCATGGGTTTGGGTAAAAATTGCGTATTATTTGATTTATAATTTGGCACTTTAGTTAGTAAGCAAAGCTTGAATCAACTTAATTTTGAGAAAATTACTAGAAATGAGTTCTTCTGTTCTATTAATATTAGCCCCTTAGACACACATGGAAGACAATACATAGCGTAGTATGTATCCCCATAATTGTTTAATGTATGTAGTATCGATATATCCACTGCAATGACAGATGTATGTTTTTAATATCCATACATACAAATCAGTATAAAATATGCGCGTATACATGTACCCTCTATGAACTATGTTCCAATCGTCAACAAATGAGCAAAAATTCTTGGTTTGCTCATGAAATAAAAGATGATGTATATCGAGAATACCTTCCAATATACGTTCGCTATTATTGACCTCGTTTTTAATGTATAACATTCTCCATATCTTATGAGTCAAATCAATATACATACGTTTTGTTCCATTACACTTGGCAAATATGTATGGATATAGACCATCGATGTATTTTTGTTTATGCATAAATTGTCCATCTAGAACAAAAGGTATAAATGATGATTTAATAATGGTATTGGCAATATCTTTGTTAGAAGAATACATGTATTGAGTAATATGTTTGTTGTTTCGGCAATCAAAATAGGATATGTATAATCGATTATTACATGACAAATAAAAATCCTTGTCAAACGTACGGACTACCTTACGTATTGATTTTTTGAGAATACTTAGCGATCCATTTTTCTTATAATATTTGAAAAATTGTTTGTACAATATGTTACCATATTCAAGTTTATCTGCCAATAACAACAACCCCATAATGCTGCCAACACTTGTTCCCGAAATCCTATGTATATGTACTCGTTTACGAGAGGTCAATTCTTTTAAATACACGAGACATCCGAGAGTGTAACTACCACTAAATGCACCACCATCTAAAATAAGATCATAATGTTGTATTTGGTTCGAACCTGTATTAAGCCATTTTTGTTCGAGATTATCGATACATTGCGGTAATAATGAATTCATTGACTACTAGTTACACATTATAAGGATATTAACCACAACACACTAACGAACCATTAAAATAAATTGGGTTAAAAGGGAATAAAAATAAGGTTTGGTATATAAATGACTATACAAGATCCAGCCGCGGAAAATCAGAAACCCGAACATGGATCTGAACCAGATCAAGAATCAGATCAAGAACCTGAACATGAATCTGAATCTGAATCTGAATCTGAACCCAAACCAGAACCAGAACTAACACTAGAAGAGGAAACAATTAAACGTAATTTGAAGAATCATGACAACACTACATTTAAGGATACAAATGTGTATAAGTATATTGTAGGTGAAAAACCCCGTGGTCGACTAAATATTTTGTTTGGTGGATATTATACATTCCTACATTCATTTTTCGTAATCGCTATAGGATATTTGATTTTATTTGACAACAATATGACACATTTAGTCATCGGGCTGTTAATTATGTCGTTGGATGGATATGCGAATGTAGTTCTACATGATTGTCCGTTAAGTATGGTTGAAAACAAATATTTAGAAAAAAGTGGGATTGAAACGCGTCTCGAATTTCTTCGTACACTGGGAATAATGTATTCGGCTGACAATAAGTATGATATACAATTGGAAACAATTATTAATGCGTGGACATTGATATCGGGGAAGATATTGATGTTAATGTGTCTTCGCAATTTTACAAGTAGAAGTTTTGTTTAGAAAATAGAAAATAGAAGATTGAAAAATGTCTAATAAAGATAAATTAATAATAGAATACATTAAAATAATACATGTCTGTCAATTTTGATCTTGACGTAACCAACTACTCAATAGACGAAATATATACCATTTTAAATATAGAAAAAACAAAGGACATTCCACAAATAAAACAACGCGTGAATGCACTGATTGACGAAATTAAGAATGGTGAAATAGATTATAATTATGTGGTGTTTCTAAAAAACATTGAACAACGATTAATCGATTTGCGCCACGAAGAGGACACAAAAGAACAAATAAAAATATACGCCGACAAAATATTAAATGAAAAAATAAATTCGATTGAAGAAACATACATCAACAAATATCCTAAAGGCGATATAAATCCTATAAAGAGAAACATCGTAACCCAAGTAATAAACATCGATTCTTTATTTAGAACAAATTATGCCGCCACCGATGCGGATAATTTCATATACACTTTAATAAATCCGATAAATAAGGTTGTATCCATGCGATTAAGTTCACTGGAAATACCCAATATATGGTATGGTTTTTCAAAATTCAGAAACAACAACAAATTTTGTGTCCGTTTGTTTAATATACCTCAAATAGCAATGTCTCATACAACATCAAATGAAAATTATTCTATAACATCAACAATGGAATTCAATTGTGTTTCCGTCGAGCATACAATAGTTATTCCTGATGGTAACTATAGTTCTACTGAATTAGAAGATACACTAAACAATTATTTCATAAACATTGGAAACGGGCTACAATACTTGAAATTTGAGATTGATAGTTATACTGGAAAATCCAGTTTTTACTTACGGAGAATCGGTGACACATATGATATAAAAGAGATGAGTAAAGAGATGATCGCAATGGAGGCACATAATACACCTGAACTATGTTATGAACTAGATTTTGCGAAAGAACAAAACATAAACAATAATATAGAGGAGAATTGCGGATGGACATTAGGGTTTCGAAAAAGTGACTATATAATAAATGGGTCCGTAGTAACACCAGACTACTTCGCAAAAAAAGAACTATCCTCGCGATATGGTCTTATCACAAGTGAAGGAGCATATGGAACTTCACTGAATAATTACTTTTTTATTTGTGTTAATGACTATAATAATAATTATAAAAATTCGATTATATCGGATAAAAATGCTTCTTATTTGGGCGACTCTATATTGGGCAGAATAGCCATATCAAGTCCATCAAACACAATATTGAATGACAATGGGAGTGATCGTATATTTAAAACCAGAGAATATTTCGGTCCTGTTAATATAGACAAGTTGAAAATATCATTAATAGACAAATATGGTAAGCGTTTAATGTTGAACAAAAACGATTTTTCAATGACACTTGAAATGGAACAGGTTTATTAAATACATAGATAGACTATCACTAGAGCCTATTTTTCAGTTACAATAATAGTCATATTTTCTGAACAATCACCTGGAATCAAAACATATTCTTCCACTTCCTCCTTCACTTCCACTTCCGGCTCCGGTGGGGGTGGTGTATTCTTCTTAAAAGTCGTCATATTCATTTGTAATTGACGTAGTTTGCGTTTTTCACGTATTCCTTCGACAATTCGTGAATAGCGCATAATAATAAATACGAAATAAAATTTTTTGATGTAGACTATGTTCACACCAGATGCGTTCTAAGCGAATAAAAAAAATTATTATGTATATGTATAATGAATGAATTTTGGTGTGAAAAAGGGCATTTTAATTTAGATCAAGCAAATTTTATTGCAGATTTGGTTAACAAATATAATCCAGAGAATGTTTTAGAAACTGGATTTTGTACAGGTAGATCGACGTCTACTGTATTAGTAAATACAAATAATATCAAAAAAATGATATCTATAGATATTCAATTTGACCGATGCGAAGGTCAAGGTATAAAATATAGGAAATTATTGGAAGATAATTTTTCTAATTTTACAACAATAGAAAATAGTTCTCATAATGTTCTAAATGATACATTTTTTGAAAAGGAATTTCCAAACGGAATTGATTGGTTTACTGTTGATGGAGACCACAGTTATCGCGGTTGCTTACAAGATTTAACAAATACAATTAATCATATTAATAAAAATGGTATAATAATAATAGATGATTATAGAAGTGGACCACCAAATGGTTGCATTATCGATGATGTTACAAGAGCTTGTGATGATTTTTCCAAAAAAAATCAATATTTAGAAAAAACAGAATGGAATTGTAAAGGAAAGGGGTTTTGTATATTTAAAAAACCTTAAAAATTTTAAACATGTCGGCGTTTTAAATGTTCAAAGGTGTAATACATCAAAAAAGAAATAAAAAATTATTTAATAATATTATGTTAAGCAATAAATCGCGTACGTATGAATGGTTAAATAGTTATCATATTGGAAAAATCAAGGAAGCGTTTTCTACAAATTTTCCAACATACATAGGAATGATTATTTCATGTTCCATTTTGTGTTATGAAAATATGTTGTTAGGTATCATTTTATACATCTTCTGTACCCATTTAAGTTATTTCGTTCATATTTTAGCACATCAAGACGATGCCAAAACGATTAATTGTATACACGAATACCATCATAATCATGTAAATAACTACGCGCATTATTTACAAATCGTGTTAGAGTTGGTTACATCTATTACGCCAATATTGTCAGTATATTTATTAACAAATCGGTTTTACGTAAAATATCGGTTCGAACCCTATGTGATATTCATGTTTAGTCTGTTTTATTCATCCATTCATAATATTAACTATTCTATGCTACATGTCAATACAATTCACGAAAACCATCATAAAAATTGGTGTGTGAATTATGGTCCAGATATTTGCGATGTAATCTATGGTACGAAAGAAGATTATGAAATATTGGAGGATACGAGCCATTATCTACCAAATTTAATAATATGCACAATAATCGCAAGTGTATTATATCATACAATTCCGCGTTTAACAGATTCCGCACAAATGTCCGTTCTTAAATATACGACACAAGCATATACATATGGGGCACTGATACTTTTAATGTTTAATATAAGTATAATGTTTGGTGAATTGGATACAGATAAACACAATTTCGCACAAAACATAGACGATATACATAAAAAAATATACGATCCATAAACCATCCATCCATAAACCATCCATCATCAACACGTAGTTGGTATGAGTTGTAGCGACGAACAAAGATACAAGTGATTGTATGTATGTATGGGATAATGTCCAGCGTCAACGTTTTGTATATAATTATTGATGTGGAAATGTAGGAATTTAATAGCATAATAAATGTCTTTAATATTAAATATCTTATTGTATCCAACATCTGCTCCAATTAATGGGATAGTCATATGTATTTTATCTCCATAAATGCGAATTTCGAACATTTCCAGTTCAAAATGTTTCCTGTAAAATTTAATTTGATTACAACGTGAAATATGAGACCATTTTAGTGTATGAAACAGGGGCTTGATTTGATCAAAAATATCTTGACAATATACATTAGTATGCATGTAATTACGATAAGACGTTAAATAGAAAAGAATTTCAATTTTATTATTATTACAGAAACAAACCGCTAACTAAACTAACTAAACTAACTAAACTAACTAAACTAACTAAACTAACTAAACTAACTAAACTAACTAAACTAACTAAACGACATCCATGTGAATGTCATCCCGAACCATAAATTTGGGAATCGGGGCAACGCGTGCCGTCAATTCAATGCAATGTGCCTTGACGGGTTTCGGTGAGTACGTGCGAACAGCCATATCTACAACTTCTGTTGAGAAGGTGGATAAAATACATTGTAGGTTGTGGACCTGTTCGTAGAATGTGGGTGCGAAAGGAAGAATAGGGCAAACACTGGATTTGCGATGACTTTCCAAATGCGTCTTAACCTGTTCATGGATATGGTCTGAAGATCTGTGACCAGATTCAAGCTCGTCGAGTGTGACTGAAGACGTCTCCGATATAGTGGACGCAGGACTATGACGTCCGGCTTCAAGATCATCGAGTGATGATATCGACTCATCGCAGCTATCGTACATTGCGTCATTGGATCTGGGCTTGGGGTGTTGATGGAGAGGACCATCGTAAAAGGAATCAGTTGCGATGCCGGTGCGGCGATGCTGAAGACCAAAGTTCTTGTAGAATACGGACATTTCTTTGTTTAGTTCATATGTATACTTATAACTCATAAAGCAAACAAAATTTCAATTTTTTTAAGCGCGAATCTTAAAAAAATTGAAGCAAAATGACCCAGAGGAGTGGGATGGAACAAATGTTTAAAAACAAGATTCCGTTGAAATGTTAACTATTCGCAGAAAAGCTCGTCCCACAACTACACCCGCTAACACAAGTCCGTTGGATAAGTTCGATGCGTTTTTACAGAAAGCTCATCTATCTTCTCCAGTCCATCAGCGCGAAGGGCTTGTGTGGTGCGCAGAGAAGGAACAAGCAAACAAGAGTGGTGGAATCATCGCCGATGAAATGGGTATGGGTAAAACCATTCTTATGTTGGGACTGATGGTAAGCAACTTCAAGCGTCACACGTTGATTGTTGTTCCCAAGTCGTTACTGGTCCAATGGACACGTGAAATTCAAGACAAGTTACACCACACGCCATACGTGTTGTATGGATCGGGCAAAACAAAATCGCTAACCGCAGAGGTTCTAGCATCCAAACCGATTGTACTTACAACTTTTGGGACCTGTAACACCATAGGTATGAGAAGCGAATCAGTGCTACATAAGTTCAAGTTCGATCGTGTTATTGTAGATGAGGCACATCATTTGCGAAACGACAAGACCAAGAGCCACATAGCAGTCGATACGCTTCAAAAGGACGTTCTTTGGCTTTTGACAGGTACACCCGTACAAAACAAGCTCCAGGACCTGTTTAGTCTTTTGAAGTTGCTGAAAATTCCATGCGACTCATACAAAAAGATGGACGATCTCGCACGCATTATCAAGACGAATATGTTGATGAGAAAGAAGGCGGCGTCATCGATCGTACTTCCCACATTGAACAAGCATGTGTGTGGCATCAAATGGAAAAGTCATGAGGAGCAAGATTGTAGTAAGGTATTTCACCAGGGTTATGGAACAACTAGCAGTGGACGAAATATTCAGGATGCGTACAATGGAATAACGAAGCATCGTCTCGTAGCGATTTTACATGCCCAGATGTTGTGTATCGGTCCCCAGTTGCTGAAGCGCAAAATGGACAAATACTGCGACGAAAACGAGTGCGATTATTCAGAGGGCAATGACGAGTTCTTTTCGAGTACTACGAAACTAGACGCTGTGTGTGACAAAATTGTGTCCAACCATGTCGTAAATTGTATGAACAAGAAGTTGGTGTTTTGTCACTTTCGCAAAGAGATGGAAATTATTCAAGAAAACATCGAAACAAAAGGTACCATGTCGGTAGCACAATATCATGGTGGGCTATCATCAAAACAGCGTGGGATGATGATCGAGAGCAGTCCTGATGTCTTGATTCTACAAATCAAGAGTGGTTGTGAAGGGCTGAACTTACAGCAGTACAACGAGGTGTATTTCGTGAGTCCCACCTGGAATCCATCATTGGAATCCCAGGCACTGGCGAGGTGCTATCGTATGGGACAACAGAAAGAAACGCATGTATATCGGTTTTACATGGAGGATTTTGAAGAAGAAGAACAAGAAGAAGCGTCCGAAGAATCAAATCACGTTGCGTCTATGGACTCGCGCATCGAAATGCGACAACAAGAAAAAATAGAAATGGCCAATCAGATAGACGCAATGTGTGTTGTATGAAGAGGGTATATTATACACGATCTGCCATTGTGTAATCAGTAGTTTTAGATTTAGATTTATCATTGTAATTATTATTAACCAGGCTTTTTTTTTCATGATAGTGAAATGGATCAATCAATCCGCGAATAAATGGATTCAAGTGTTCGGGATGAACAACTTTGGGTTGGCAAAGATAACATGTAATCCAGTAAAATATTGAGTGATGATTTTCCGCATTATGCATTTCTTGCCTGAATATTTGGTCGATAACAGAAAAGGCAGATTTGATAAGTAAAATTTCGTCTAATATGTGTTGTTTATTTTCATACAGACTGCGTAAATAAGTGTATTGTTTCTCCGTGAGTCCCTTTTCTCTTTGTATAGCATTATAAAACCGGATACCATTCTTTACATTTTTCAATTTGATAATCATCTTCTTGCGATAGTCTTCGATTTTCTTAATAATCGAAAAAACATTGGTATTATAAATCGTCGGATACTTGTATCGTATATTTCGAGGTATAATAAATTGGTTGGTCTCTTTAATGTCTCCGATTTTCTGTTCAACGTCATTCAATTTCGTTTTCAATTCTTTTTCGAGAGAGTTTCCGGCATTGTTTCCTTTGATCACCTTGACATTTTCGTTTCCATTATATTCGGTATGAATGTTTTTAAATAACAAAACAGAACCAGAGGTAAACTCAATAGAAGATTGCAATTTATCGTATTGATGTGAGGATGTTTTATGTGCTTCAGCGGCGGCATCGAGTTTAAAATAATTAACCAGTGATAAAAGAAATGCAATCGTAGCATTAATCGAAGCAACTAGAATATTTTTCCATTGTGTATCCATCTCTATGCCAATACATACTGTAGCAAGGGCAGATAAAAATATAGCAGGCATCATAAGGAAATTGAGTTCTCGATCACATGAGTGTTTCGACTCCATATACACTATTTTTTGTCCTTTCAAATAGCTAGCAAGAATATCAAGTGCCGAAGAGAGGTTATGGTTTGTATCGAAATAGTATTTATTAATGGACTTCTCTACAGAACGATATGACAACTTTTTGTATTTGACCGAGTATACATTCGATTTTTCTTCTTCAACCCACATGGTAAGATTCTGATTTTCGATTGTTTCGTGTATATTAATATCATCCGTACTATCATCTGTTTCGTTCCCATCACAAGAGCTATTTGAATCTTCTAAATCACTATTTAAATCACTCGCAATTTCATTAATGTCCTCGTGAAAAGGTGTAATATGTAACCGACGTTTTTCGTCCAATTCTATATTCATAGCATTGGAGTCACGCAATGCCAACATATACCTTCTTTTAATGAGCGATGAATAACGTGATGCAATGTCGCGCCATCTGACAATGTTTGGATGAACAAGCGGGGGTATATTGATTAATGGAAAATTATTCCGTAATAAATGATTGTTCATATACATATCTTATAATGTGATTTATTATTTAGTTCATTTTATAAGACGACTATAAAATGAATATGAAAAAATGAATATGAAAAAATGAATATGAAAAATGAATATGAAAAATGAATATGAAAAAACGATAAGGATGTACACTTACTTTGAGAAACATGCTTTGTTGTTAACCTTGTTTGGATAAATATCGTTACTGAAACATGATGCTAATTTAGAACGTGTTAATTGTTCAGCGGTTTGATTCAAATAATAAATATCGGATGAAATACAATTATTTGTTAGGCGGAGTTTTTCAATATGTGAAGATTGACTATGATTTTCAGGTATATTGGCATCTGGTTGGACAATGCTGTGAGGATAAGGTCTCTGTGTATATCTAAATCGGTTTGCTAACATACCGCGTGTACTTTTAACAGATGGTTTCACGACGGATGTATCATTTTTACAACAATTCATAAACATATCTTTGCTGACACTCATATCCCCACCACTACCTCTCGGTCCACCATTACGCGATGAACTAGGAACCTTGTTCTTCTTACTTAATGATGTTTGTCCAATATAGGATGAATTTCGGTGACCTCCATAAATTGAAAATCCATTGGGTTGATTATGCGAAACTTTATCCGTATAACGTGTTTCACTTATCCGTTTGAGACATGTGAGTGACATATATATATAATATTGATTTATTTAAAAATTGAAATAAATATATGGATCGTTAGTAAATGTATATTCACTAAATTTAGTAACCAACAACATGTCAAACAACGAAGGAAAATGGGAAAGGTGTACAGGTAAGTTTGAAAAGCGTAAGCGAAACAACGACCAATCCAACTCGCAAAAACCACCAGAGCCAGAGCGTCGTACACAACCTGTTATGAACCAGCGAAGCAACTTTTTAAAGGAAGAGCCAGAGCGTCGTACACAGGCACAGGCACAAACACAACCTGTTATGAACCAGCGAATAAACTTTTCAACGGAAGAACAGAATGCGAGACCATATAGTCGTCACAAACCCGCATCGCGTATTAAAAAAATAGATTTAAACGATGAAACCGACTTTCCAGTCGTTCCAATGAACAATTTGCCGGTGAACATAATTGATACTGAAAACAGCTATTCATCTGCGTGTAAAGAAATAACAAACGAAACAAATACTGAGGTGACGGGAGAACGTTTAAAGAATGGGTGGATTTCTTTCAGAAGTGATAAGCATACAAAGCAAATAACATATTCCAAAGATGGTCTCAATTATGTGCCAATGAGTATGTATCTAGCAGAACAAGAAGAACAAGAACAAACCAACCGGAACCATGCATTGAATCAACTGATTGACCAGAGGGAAAAGGAGTCGTATGAATATTATGAACTTACTGGTGAATTGGACGATTACGCAATTGCAAAAATCGAACGTTACGAATATGAAGAATACGCAAAACAATTTGATAATAATGAGGATGACGAAGTTAATGACTATATCAATGAAGATAACTTTAGCGATTATGATTCTGATCGATCATCATAGGGGGGCAATTATGAGTTTAATTTCGTCAAGACAAATATTTATAGATACTAGTAAATGAAAACGAAGATCGAAATATTTTTTTATTACGTAACAGAAGATGATGATAAATCTCAAATAGTTGAACACGTACGAAGGAGAAGTATAATCGTGGATAAGAAAAAGACGAGTTTAACATATGAACGACTTTTATATTTGTTGAAAAACAACAATGAATTAGGATATTCACTTGACGAAATTTGGAATTATGACAATAAAACACGTAAGTTTGATAAAATAAATAGTAATTCGGACATAACATATTACCGCAAGCATTTCGCAAACAGACTATGTATATTTTACAAACAAAAATCACAAACACCGAGGGATCAAACGCGAAAAATAAAATATCAGACTAAATCACGTTCGAACAATAAGACAAAAAAGAATATACACATTCAGGTAAAATTACTTTAGGATACCCATTACATTAAATATCATCAAAATCCATATCACCATCATCTTGTAGAAATACTTCCCCATCCTCTGCTTTAATCTGCTCAAGAATCGAATTCTCCAAATCGTTATTATGTTCTTCGTTTGAAAATTCAAATGCCTCATTCTCTGGATCATCATCGCCTGCATTTGTTCCAGGTTGATCAAATTGTTTAAACATGTTCCAATCAATATCGGTAACACTATCCTTCAGTTTTTTAACTTCATTTGTATTGTAAACCTCTACCAAATCACATTTGCTATTGGTAACATCACAATTCGTTTCCCATGAACGTTTTCCAATCATAACATAAGCACCAGGACTGATCGTGTTGTCGCGTTTTCCTCTACCACGGAATTTATTACGAATTATACAAAGACGCTGAACATTATCACTACAAAGCACATGACACATACCATTACCAAGCATCTTATAAACGCAGGCATATAGTTCATCTTCATCATCGACAAGTCGTAGTTTATTACCTCCTTTAGAATAATTAGAAACAAATTTTCTACCTACTTTCTTGCTGTTTTTACCTCCAAAATTCTTCACCATGATTTAGTTAAATATGTATAAGTATAATTGCACATATTTAATTTCAATTTTAATTTTAAAAACTATTTATTTTTACTCGATCCCTTCCTCTTTCTATTTTTCCTCGATCCTTTCCTCGATCCTTTCCTCGATCCTTTCCTCGATCCCTTTTTCGACCCCCTTCTATTTTTCCTCGTTTTGTTTATTTTATTAGAATTTTTAGTAAAGTCATACTTCTTGTCCTTGGTAAAAAAACGTAAAATATCGTTGCGCTTTCCCAAGTAATTTTTCAAGAATGGTCGATAAAACCCACGAAATAATCTAGATTTTGTTTTGAGTTCTTTTTCGGAGAACCATTTAACATGTTGTTTTTCAAATACATGTTGATCGAAAATAATATCATGAACTAAATTGTCTGGAAGATGTTTGAATAAAAAGTCGTAATGATTGTTGTAATAGATTGGCAGATTAGGATCATAATCAATCAAAATCATAAACACGCTATAACGTTCGAATTGACATAGATAGTATTTGTTTTTACGCAAATGTGTACGAAGATGTTGTTTGTTGCCAATAAATCCATGTAGTTCTTCTCCACCTTCGCGAATAGCAGTTTGTATTGGTGTTTCACCTGGATCTGTACCCCCACCAAAATCACTATACCCAGGTGAATCATCATAAACACTTTCTTTCCCGAAAAGAAAATGTAATTTATTGTTTACGATTGACACGGGTAATATACCTGCTCCCATATATAAAGGCAACATAATTACAATCACCAATATGATAAATATGATAAAATAATTAATATTGATACAGCGTTTCGCAAACAATTCCAAAAGACCAATTCGCTCCATTCAGATTAACTACATTTCCCTTGTCATCAATCAAACGAATGCGTAGACGATTTACATTTACTGGTCCAAAATAGTGGCGAACATTCGACTGCAATGAACCACCGAATTCAATAAAGGATGTTCCAGGCTCTCCATGTTTAATTGGCATAAACCCAAACACATCTGTAGTAACAGGAGCATTCGTTCTAAAGTTGCTCGTATGATTGTCCTTTTGTTCCTGGATTGTATTAAGAGCATACAATTGGCTTTGTGTCATTTGTCTGGGAGATTCAGGTAAGAACTGCGTATTATTATTTTCATCCGTTCGTACGGGTAACGTTGTATTGAAATAAGAAGGCATCTTTAAACTCACATTTGGATTATCGTAAACATTAATAAGCCCACTATTCACATGGTTTTGATTGTAATCGTCTACAACAATGAGTAAATATTTAGGACCATATAAATCAACTATACCTTCGCCTCGTATTTTTTCGGCACCCATACTATATTCCATCTTTTGGAAACCGAGTAAATAACCAAGGTTATTATTGGTTTTCGAATTGAGGAATCGTGTGAAATCAAAAAAGACGATTTTATCATTTATACTTCCTGCGAGGTTCGTAATAGTCGTTTTACAATTATTCGGGTTATAACTAAACAAAACTCGGTCCCTACCAATAATATCATCAAGTTCATTGTTAATAACTTCCATTAACTCGACTGGTTTATAATTGCCTGGCTCAATCGTAATTTTGTGTTCGTTGTAATAAAATACATTTGTACCAATAGCTTCATCAATCGTATACCACGTATATGGTATTTGAATAGAAAAAAGACGCAAGTTTATGAGGTCGTGTAAAGGTTCAGATAAATCCATAGTAAAATCAGTTGGTGAAGACGGGTTTTCATCATTAAATACTTGTCTAAATTGGCTATCGATAACAAGCATTCGCGATATGGTATTTTTCAAGTTTGGATTTAGTTTATCTTGTGAAATCGATATATTGGTCTGTTTATTTATTTCTTTGTCACGCGATATCAAAAGTTTACTATCATGTATTTCATTTCGTTTATTGTCATCCAAAATAAGTGATTGAACTAGATCATCTTGATCGGCGAAATGATCTATAATAAATGTTTTTGCCTTCGTAAAAAAATCGGCAATAATTATATTTTTCTCTTGTGTAAATTTTTTGATATATAGGTCTGTTTTTGATATGATTTTGTCTTGTCCATCGCGGGCATCCACTTCTAAAACCTCAAACAATTCACGTATAGAATAATTATCAATATTTAAATCCATTTTAGGATTGGTGCGTTTACTCATACTATAAAGAAACAACAAATATTTAATACAATTCTATCTTAAAATATGTCCACTCATACACATCTGCCCATATACACATCTGCCCATACTCTTTAAGGTTTTATAATAAGACGTGGTTTCATGACATTTCCAAAGCGTGTTACGAACATATGCTGTAGTGGCATTAGTAGTGAAATATTGTCATGATCGTTTAGATACAAATGAACATTTTTGTTTGATAACACTTGAATACCCTGTCCACGTTTCAAGTGGCGCTTACCCTTGAAACATATATTCTCAAGATGGGAAATTATATCAACGTGTTCCTTATCTGCAAATTGTGAACAATCAATACGATATCTACCATTGTAGCAAAAACGATTGTAATTATCGTCATTATACATTCGATACTTATGGGTCTCGTATAAATTAGTCACAATGCTCGCACCCATTATTTTATTGGTCGTATTGTTCATCTCTAAAACAATGAACACTGAATCGTTATCATATTTTTGCTTTAGTGTAACAGGAGTGTTATATGCCCATAAACCATTGTTGGTCTCTTTATTGAACATATAATTCTCTGTGAATGTTGAATCACTAAAACGTGTGACTGCTATATAAATCATTCTGGAAGGGTAATGTAAAAATATACATACAGAGAGAAATATTCAATTTTCTGGAAAAGTATTCCGACGTATAACAAAAAATAATTTTACATAACAATAACAATATTAATATTGTATAAGTATATATGAACAAGACCAACTACTTCACGCCATCAACCTCTTATTGCTGTATTCAAAATCGTTTTACTATGTTTACGAGCAAACCATTGCAACAACATGGTGGCATTCGTGCTCCAGTAGCTGTAAGCAGTAAAATTCTATCACATATAAGTCATCATTCTGTAGCAAGTGATGGCGTTACGGGTCGTGAATTGGCAAAAACCATCCAATCCAAACCCCTAGAAAATTTAGAAGCAAATAAATACGAACATTACAAAGACGCATCTCAGGTTACACGCAAACGCGCTACAATTACTCAATATCAAAATAGAGCTTCAGCTACACCAAACAAGGATATACCTACAAACAGCACACAACAATCATTACGTCGTGTACGCAATCGTGGTAGTGTAGTTCCCAAAAAGGTTCAACAACGTCCATCGGCCTATTAGTAGACAAACCAATTACTCAATAATAGGAATACGTTCGTATTGTTTCGAAAAGTGATTGCGTACATATTCTTTCTCTAGAAGAGAACATTTAAAAGTATCAAACCAGAACTCATCATTTTGCTCCATTGTAAATGATGCATTCCAATCCAACTTCATCTTTGTAACATCCGGAATATACGGAATAATAGATGGTTCAATCATTTTCATACGAAATTTGAAACATTCTAACATATAGATAAACAAAATCGAACTTGTGAAAGATTGAAGTAAGAGAAAATCTTCATGACATCGACCATAAATAATATAATTATCTCTATTGGAAACACCAAATCTTCCTACCTTATCGTAATAAGGAAACCCATACATTTTATGAGCCAGAACAAGTTTGGGTTGTCCTTGAAAAATACATGATATATTGGAATATTTATAAACAAGTACCGGTACATTTTTACCATTTTTTTTATCTAGAATACAACTATGAATATTTTCATATACGTGGCTACTAGGGTTATGTTTTTCAGACAAATTAATTTTTGTGCGGGGCATATTCGTTCGCAGGCAAAAGGATGAAAAACTTCCATATTGTTGGGCGTATTGATAAAGACGTAAACACAACGCTGGTGAAATCATGGGTATAGATTGTTTGGGTGAAGTAAGAGAAAAAGGAACATAAGATTTATGAATCGCATCGTAAATGGAAAATGTTTTAGACGACGATACAAGGGAACATTTTCGAGCAAGGAAAATAGAGCATGGAGTTTGAGCTTGGTAATGAAAAATTTTGTTAGATTCGGTATTGTTATAAAGCCTCATTTTCACAAGTTGCGGTACAAGTACATCATATACGCCATATGAATCATATTTACACCATAATGATGGCACAACCATGTTCATATATCCAGTCTTATTTAATATGGAAAATCCTCGTAATACAAATAAAGGCCATATTGTTTTCGAAGAAGAGAACGTTTGTTTAGTCTCTTTGTTTGTAGGAACTTGTTTGATATGGTTGCAATGAAAAGGAGGATTGCCAATAACAACATCAAACAGAGTATCAGGTTTCCATTCCAGTACATTTTCAATGATAACATGGCATGTATTTCCAAATAACGTTTTCAAGTGTGTTTCGTATTCGTGTTGTACATCAATCATGTATATCATTTTTTCTAATATATGAGTACTTCTCTCATCCTTATCAGGTATTTTAGATGATAGACCCGTCATGAGTTTGAAATAGAGTACAATAGAAAAATATCCTAGACCACATCCTAAATCACACCATTTGTAATCTTCTCGACCAAACATCTCTTTATCGAAAAGGGAAAACATTGTCTCAATAAAAGAAAACGAGGTAAATATTGCCCCATGTGATTGTTTATAGGTATCTGGAAATATTTGTACAATGTCTGTATAATCGTTGTAAAGAGAAATATGGTTCATTTGACTGATATCTTGAAATATAAAAAAACCCATTTTATATTTCAAAACATCACATATATAAAAACTTTGTCATGTTATATTATATGTTCAATCTTAATATTGACGAGTATTCTACCTCTGAATTAGAAGAATTATTCAGTCTGTCCGGCATACAATATAGTAAGGAAACATTGAAAAATGCGTATTTACGTTCTGCAAACCAGACAAATCATACAAATACATCTAGGGAATTTACGTCTCAGATGAAAAAAGATACAAATCTTTTTTTAGAAAAGGTGTATAATAGTTTATTATCATCACACTCACAAAATAAATCAATACCACAAGACGAAACAAATACGATATTTAGCCATACTAATTTTCCAGTAATTAAACCACCAAATAGTACAATGTCACCAAATAGTAAAATGGAACCGAACAAAGGTAAGAAAAATATCATTACTATTGATAGCCGTTTTCGCGACGATGTAAAAAGTCAACAAGGAAACTTTAATATATCCTTGAAAGAAACATTCAATAATGTGAATTCGATAACGATTGATAATTTGAATCCTCCTGATAAAATAATTATGATATCGGAACAAATGGGCAATAATTTCTTTACCATTGATATCGGAGGTAATCGTCAAGTGATTATATTACCAGATTTTACTCAAACTTTTTCAACTAAAAGATCATTCATCAAGATGATTATATTTTTGAGATCATTTAAAAAGCAAATGGATAATATCGGAGGGTTATTTTCTCGATTAACATTGTTACCAAAAAGCATAATACATTTGGTGAACAGCGACGTCGATATAACGGATAGCGAAATACTAACAAACCCACTATTTGCAAACAACCCCGATTTATTAAGTGATAGTATATCTTTTTCGTTAAACACCGAAGATATGTTTATAGATGACATACCTCAGTATATTTCATTGGACTTTGGAAAAACAATTAATGATAAAGATGATCCAACGGATATACGTAAGAAACTGGGAAATATTTTGGGGTTTCAAAATAAAGTATATAAAAAATCCATTACATTAGAAAAACCATCTGCTTCAATACATGGTGATGGTCCATTGAATTTGAATTACGTACAATACGGATATTTGATAATCGATGATTTTCAAACCAATGGTGAGGTAAACATTTATGGAAATGATTTAACTTATTCAGGATGTCAATCAATTGCCGCAACAAGTGGAAAAATAATGACAAAAATAGATTTCGGAAGAGGAGTCGGTACAGGACTAGACAGATTCACAAACATACCTCGCGAATACACAGGATTTGTGAATATTAATAAATTTCATATTTCGTTGATTGACGAATTTGGACGCGCACTAGATTTGGCCAACAATGATTGGTCATTTACAATGTTGTTAAACACCAAAAAAAATTAAGGTGAAACTAGTAGGCAATGATTATTTACCGCAAGCACCACAACCACTTGTAGCGTATTGAATGCGTTGAAACATAGAGCCATTTAATGAGGCAATACTACTAAATGACATATTATTGCTTGGGACAGAGGTGGGTTTCTTTTTTCTAATAGGTAATGGTTTGTCTATATTTTGATGTATCACTATATTATGACTAAGATTAGCATGTTTTCCAGAATATGGTTTTTGAACAAACGAAAATATCATATTATTCATTAGCTTATGGTTAGATTATTTTTTGTTAAAGTCCCTCCTTTTAGTCGTCTCATGAAACGATCATAACTATTATGTTTGATGTCTACCCCAGTATTGCTATGAAAATGAGTACTACTCGGAACCGGTTGGTCACTTTGATTGTGCCATGTTTTACATATTTTCCCATTCGTATTACAAAAGGGAACAGATGATTTTTGATGACTATTTAATTGAGATGAAGACATAATATCAATATTCGATTTGTTATTTTGTCTATTCACGTAGGTAGTGTAAGTCATATTCATATTGATATTTTGTTTACGATGTTTATATATTTTGGGCTCGTTGTTTTGACAAAGCGTTTCGCATGGATTTAGTGTTTCGTGCAAATAACGTGTATACTCGCTCATATATATATAAAATTGAAAAAAAAAACAATTATGAAATATATATTAAAGTAATGATTGCACATATGGATATGGATACAGAAAATACAGATAATAATCAAATGGCCATGCTGGTCAATATGGTTAAAGATCTTCATGAAAAATACAATACACTGGAGTCTCAATATAAACATATGGAGGAACAAATACAAAATAGCGATACAAAGCAGAAAAGATCACGTATAGATGAAGACAAATATTTAAACACAACAAAAGATGTGAATTATAGTGAGTTTTTAGACGAGTTAGTGATTAACGACGATCATTTGAGACTTTATTATGATCACAGCTATGAAGATGCCTTTATTAAAACGTTTGAAAGAGTAATTAGTTTTACCGATGCAAAGAATATTCCATTGTATCGTACAGACGCAAAGAAACTGATGTATTATGAAAATGGAAAATGGGAACCTTGGACAAAAATTCAAATTGAAAACTTTGTCTTTAAAGTCCATCATAAGATCATGCATCAGGTAATGATATGGCAGCAAGAACATAGTAATGAACTTGAATACAAAGAAAGTCTCCAACAATGGTTTCATGAACTATTGAAGAAATTAACTAATCGTAAGGCATTCTCAGTGGACAAAGTAAAACGCCGTCTAATTGGAATTTTGAATTTTGATAATAATATCGATGATTAATGGAAAATTAATTGTTCGTATAGTATATGAATAAGCAAGTATATATCGAATCGCAAGGACACAATGAAACATATATAAATGGCAGGCAAGTGACTAAAAATACATATCACATGGAAATTCCTGATGGCAATGAAATAAAATTGGATTTAAACTTGAATGGAGATCAATACGCAATTCGCGATTTTACAATAAACGATTTAGAGAAAATGTTACATGCGCCCATGACTCATCGTCCCACGTCATTTGCCCGTTCAATCATTGCTGAATCAAATAAACACATTGATATACCTAAACGTTCATCAAACAGGCATAGTCATTCTTATTTACGCAAATCACCACGCAAATCATCTCGTAGATCATCGCGTAGATCATCTAGAAAGTCACCCAAAAGATCTTCGAAAAGATCATCTCGTAAATTGACACGTAGATCATCGCATAAATCGCACAGAAAATCTTCGAACAGATCTTCAAACAAGTTAACAATCTACTAAATTATATTTAGCAGTTGTTTGTCACTTTGGAACATATTTAATGTAGCCATCTCAGTTTTATCCACAAATACTATTTTTTCATGAACAAACATTTTGATTTTTTCTTCGTCCAATATTTTACCAATAAAAAATCGACACATGTATTTATCTCCCATTGTACAACTATATAGTTCGCGATCAATGTATATGGTAAGATTCAGTTCCTCTTTCCACTCACGTCGTAAACAATGCTGAATTGTTTCATCCTGTTCCCTTTTCCCACCAGGAAATTCCCAAAAACCACCATCTTCCGAATGAGATGTACGTAATCCCATGAGAATCTTGCCTTGACTATTATAGAGAACACCACATGCTACTTCTTGGCGACACATTGTATATAGTAGTCATTTCTCTTTAAAGTAAAATTGAATATAAATTCCCAACGGAAGCACCTTATATATATAAATCTAAACGATGGCGTTTGAATATTTACCAAAGATGGACTTGAACATTGATCACATGAAAGTGTCAAACGCACACGAACGCGACCAGCATATTTTATTTGATGAACCAACACATGTATACACTATTTTGAGCGATCCCGGACAAAAATATACTTCGGTAACCACATGGAATCATGGACATTTTGAAGGATTCAATGCTCCCAAGATTATTGACAATATGATGAAGTCTTCTAGATGGCCGCAAAACAAATACTTTAGAAAAACCCCACAGGAAATCATGGATTTGTGGGATGCCAATCGCGATTCAGCTGCGAGAGCTGGAACGTTAATGCATTTCCAGATTGAATGCTTTATGAATCTTGGGCAGTTTGTTCCACATATAAAAGACCCAACACTCGGACAACTACACGAGTATTATTTGTCGAACCCTGCTTGCTTGAACATAACCCCATGTATCGAATGGGAATACTTTGAAAAGTTTATAAACGATCATAGTCATTTCACTCCTTACCGAACGGAGTGGACCATTTTCCACGAAGATGTAAAACTTTCTGGGTCAATCGATATGGTCTTTTATGACCCGGACGACCATAACAAGTTACTGATTTATGATTGGAAGCGATCACGCGAGATTGTCAAGGTTAACAGCTGGAACAAGTGCTCACATAAGCCCGAACTATGTCATTTACCCGACACCAATTATTGGCACTATTGCCTACAACTAAATACATATAAAAAGATACTAGAAGAAAAATACAACAAAAAAATTACAAACATGTATTTGATTTGTATTCATCCCGAAAACAAATCAAAAACGTATGAAAAGACCAAGGTGGCAGAACTAAACGACGAACTGGAGGAAATGTTTATAAAGTTGAAAAACGTATAAAACCATTATGTTATATATTATATGCAGTTTGTGAAAGACAATCGTATGACGATTATTGCTACAACCTTATTTTTTATATCGTCGTACAATGCCGTCATATATTATTACAATAAAGAACAGAAGCCGTTCAAAATAGCGTATGATCCATTAGAAGAATATATCTCGAACCGAAATAAACGTTACGACATTCTAATAGCAAATTCGGAACAAAAAAAAGTACCAAATCAAGAAATAGAAATAAAAATAAATAAGTCGAATATTCTGTTCGAATCAACTCCGTTGGGAAATATAATTATGTCATATGATCAAGAGAAAAATGAATTCGAATATTATGCGAATAGATCATTCCCTTACAGAATTTTGGAAATAGTGGCTAAAAAATATGTTACCACTTTTGGGTGTACACATATATACAAGTATATGGAAACGTCCGTCACAAGCACCCAGGCTAAACAACCACAACATAAGGCGTATGCGAAATTAAAGCCCGTGCAAACTATAAAGGTGGTGAAACAAATGAACGTTTACCGCATGAAGGGTCAAATAGGAGATTCCGATTTCATTCAACCTCAAACGATTAAAAGAGAAACGAATACAATTTCTTACAGCGATTTTAAAAAAGGTAAATAAAAAAGTAAATAATAAAAACTAGTGTTATTTTAATGGCCGATAAAATAGACGATAATTCAGCAGATTTAAAAAAGGCAGATGAATATGTTGGTATAATAGACGGAAGCAATGAATCTATATACAATTCTACTGATGGAGCTTTCAAAAAAATAACCAAGTCTATATACAATTTAGCAACATATAAAACAGCTGAGATTGCTGTGAACATTTTCGATTCTTTGTCATTATTGACCTTTGGAATGCAGGAAATAAGTGATGCCCAACGTGAAGCAATTATCAAACAAGTAAAACAAAGGCGTGCCGTAATTGAAGAACTTAGCAAAGATCCAGAGATACAAGAAATTGTCCTGGATATATCTAAGTCGGTTGTTGAATTATTGAAAATATTTATAGAAACAGCAAAAGACCCAGAATTACTGAATCTATCGAAGGATACAATGCTAGCAATATCAAATTCAATGTTAGATTCGACCAATGAAATGATGAATGTCGGGAAAAATATGGTGAAAATTATACCGGGTATTGGTGACGCATATATTATTATAGACAATGTAGTGACTACTGCGAAATGGTCAACTGGTTTTATGAAAGACAATGCTGCAATGATTGGTAAAATTTCTCACGTAGCTAATCTCGTAACAGGTAAACTATCGAGTGATACGAAAGGTCCAAAATCAGACATTTCCAATAGTTTAGAAGGTTTAAAACAGATTGAAGGTCGTTTATCCAAGAAAATAGAAGATGCGGGTGACTTAATATCCACGAATATATTTCCTTATAGTAATCAAGATATCAAAACAGAAGATGAGCTCAAACAAGATGCTGAGCTTAAACAAGCAGAACTCCTGAAAGAAGAGGAGCTCAAAAAAGAAGAGGATCTCAAAAAAGCGGCGGAACTACTAAAAGAAGAAGATCTTAGAAAAGAAGAGGAGCTTAAAAAAGAAGAGGAGATTAGAAAAGCAGCGGAACCAAAAACAATGAGCGGTCGCATGCTTAATAGTATGACAAAAGATAGAGGTGTGTCTAGCCGTTTCAAAAATATGTTTAGGTCTGCACCAAAAGTAGAGAAGCCACCACCCCCACCACCAGCATCCACACCACCACCAGGAGCAGCAGCAACAGGAGCACCAGCACCAGGAGCAACAGCAACACCTCCAGCAGAACCATCACCCACAACACCAGAACCATCACCCACAACACCAGAACCATCACCCACAACACCAGAACCACCAGCACCCAAAAAAAGTCGTTTTAGCAGGATGTTTGGTAGGTCTAGTAAAGGTGGTGGTTCAAAAAGCAAAACAAAAAAGCGCAAAACAAAAAAACACAAAACAAGAAAATATAAAAGGCGAGGAATTCTTAAAAAGGGCAAATCAGAGAGGAGGAGAAAAACATGTAAGCGAGTGAACTTTGCTATTTAGATAAATTTCCAATCTACCGGAAAATCGCTTCTTATGTCTACACATTGAACCTGACATTTGACAATAGTATCATGCGTAGACTCCTGTTTTAATAATTTTGGTTTAAATCCATATTCGATGCTTGTATGTGGTATATACGCGAAGTCACATTTATATTTTTCGCATATGTGTTTAAATGTATCCCAATATTCGCATGTTCCGTCATATCCCCATGAGCACATTTTGTTGGTTTCACTCTCATAAAACGCTGAATCATAGAATGCAGATTTTCCATATATTAAAACTTCAAATGTATCTCCACATTTCTCTATTATTTCGTCGTACAATTTATAGGCATCCTCTTTCGTCATAAAGCACGCAATCGTTAGATGACCTATATGATTCGTGTTAAATTTCGTTTGGTCGTATACTAACCATATTCCATATTTATATCCCATATTATAGTGTATGAATATTTTTAGAAAATATCATATGAATATCCATATTAATTGATATAATTTCATATTTAAAAATCACATCAATTATTAAGAATGCCTGACAGCTCATATTTAATGTTATTGTATTTCGTCAACAAAAAAGAGACTGCCCAAAAAAATAGAAACGTGTATAAATCAATACGAAACGAATCGAAACAAAACGAATCGAAACAAAACGAATCGAAACAAAACGAAACGAAACAAACCAAAACCAAACTGGTGACATTTGAAGAAAAACTATTAATGTTGTGTGAATAAATATCTACAAATTGTCCTATTTTGTATTTTCACTATTTTTTTCTTTACAAAAGTCCAAAAACCCAACACTCTTTTCCAAATCAAAACTTGTGGCAAGATGATTTTTAGCCAACTCGTAAATCACCTTCTCATATTCTGACAAGGTGTTAATGTATTCCATTTCGATGGTTACACTGAAATTTTTATCCTTATCCATAGTTAATTATATATATATAAAAGACTATATAACGTATTATTTCAATTTTACAAAAAATTGAAATGAATTATAACGTAGTCATATAGTTACATAATCAAGATGACTACTGATACTATTCACAGACACTTTACCCGTTCCAAAACCTCCATGGCTCCATCCGTTTACCTTACGCGTCTCCAAGAAAATATACGTAATGAAGTGAGTCAACAAATCGCTCAGCAAATTCTGGACCAGCAACCTCAACAGACCCCTCAGCAAATGCATCATTACAATACGCGTCTTCAAGTGAATAAAAATACGGATATCGATTTCGATGAAGCAAGTAGGGCTTGGCGAGCAAATAAACATTGTCATTCAGAAGGCACATTTACCTATAGAGAGAATGATCTATTCGATATGTAAATAATATTAAATTTCAAGTACCTCGCGCACTACCTTTTCGCGTTTTTTTATTTTTTAGATAACATACATATGAATTTACGTCCATACATATCAATATTTTGTTTTTCAATGAGTTTGCCCATTTTGTAATCAAAGTCATATTTCAGACTCAGTATCATGAATAATTGTGGCATATCTTGTATGGTCATCATTTTATCACAACATGTATTGTTTTTAAATGCGTAATTACACATTGTAAATGTACCACATGGGTGAAAATTCATTTGCTGAAAAGAAGACAATGGTTTGCGAAGATAACGTACACACATATTCATTATATCTACATCCTGTGTTTCACATACTAGAATCTGGATGTATTGTTTTTCATATGAATCGTAATAGGGTTCGCTGTAAATAATCGTCATATACATTGTCTATAATATATATATTTATTCAATCGTCATTCTTCAATCGTCATTCTTTTCAATGATTCCTTTTCCAAATGTTCCAATTGCGCCTGTGTATTGATGCCCATAACCTCTATATTTCGTTTTTTTGGTAGTACACACACCTTTACGGAATTGGCATGTTCTTCTAGCATAAAATTAAACATATCGGGTAAATAATATTCATTGGCTTTGTTCTGATTGGTGATATTTGGAATAAATTGTTTAAGAGAGGCGGACGTAATACAATAAATTCCGGCATTACATAATGTAATTTTTCGCAGATCATCGGTACAATCTTTCTCTTCACAAATATACAATAAATTGTTTTCAACTTCCACTACACGACCATAACCAACATTGTTATCAGGTTCAAAAGCCAATATACGCCCAACGACGTTATTTTCCGATTTGAGTTGAAACACAGATCTCAATGTTTTATGATTTATGTTCGGTACGTCACCGCTTAATATAATGGTTTGTTCGTCGTCTTGTAAATGGGGTAAACAACATAATACGGCGTGTCCGGTTCCCTGCGGATTCTCTTGCATAACATATTGTATGTTTTTATCATTTGGAAACCACTTTTCGATTACATTTTGAATGGCGACTCCTGTTGTCTTGCCCACCACTACAAGTATTTGAGTGGCATCGAGCATCAACGATTCGCGAATAACATGGACAATCATTGGTTTATGATGAAATGGCACCAATACTTTGGGTACATCTGTTAGCATACGTTTGCCCATTCCTCCGGCTAAAATAATAACTTGAACCATGATACAAGTGATTATTTTATTTTTAATTTATTTACGTTAATAATGTTTTAGACAGATGCGGATGCAGATGCGGATGCAGATGCTTCACATTCGGTACTTGTAGCATCAGTATCAGATTTAGCAGCACCAGATTTAGCAGCATCTTGTTCGTTGGTGATTTCCATAATGGTATCTACAATGTCTTGATTGTTGTCGCACAATGCTTTCTGTGCGCGTTCCTTGGAACATTCCGTTTGCTGAATAACCAATTCCACATCGGTTTCACTTGCCTTGGTGGCACTGGTAGATGCCAATTCTTCAGCAAGTTTATCATAATCACCACTTTCCTTCAATTCGAAAATTTGCATGATACTATCGACAATATCCTTGTTATTTTCTTGATAAAATTTCAAGGCAATATCGCGGCTACATTCGGTTTGTTGCATAATGGTATCAATATCCTCGTTCGCGCCCTCTGTATTAGATGAGGGCTGTTGTAATTGAAAATTAGGTTGATTTGAGGGTTGATTTAAATGGGAAAGTTCAGGCATAATATCCAATAAACTAGGCATTTGTGGCATTGAACTCTCTTCAGGCAATAGGTTTTTTTCTTGAAGGATCTTTTCATAAAGTGATGCTCTGTTCAACATGTTCTGAATAAAGGCTTCAGCATATTTACTTGGAACCCCATGAATACCCTTACCGGCAATAGGTACACGAACTGGTGGATACATTTGGAATGCCTCTTTCATTTTTAATTGAAGAGTATGGTTATCGGTAACAAGTTTGTTCAAAAGTTCAATCACCTCCTTTGTCTCTAAAACAACAGGTTTACCATTCATGCTCATACATATTTTATTTTGCATGTTATTCACAAGCTCGGTCATCTTACTTTGCTCCTCCTTTATTTTACGCAAATTTTCAATAACATCCGGTTTATGTTTTACTTCACCAGGATCATAATCGCGTAACAATGTTTCAATCGTATTAAGATAAAATTCTTTCAACGCATCTTCCTTCACAAAATCGCCAACTGGGACATCGATTTGTTTCCACGACTTATTTGCAGTTGTTAGCAATTCTTTCTTGTCAAACGAATTATGGCTATGTGAAAAAACAAGGATTGTCTTTTGAGCTTCCAATTGTACCATGGGAATGGTGTGAGCTTTCAAAAAATCACGTTCTTCGCCCATTGACACTGCTTCGTTATAACTTGTCTGATCGAGCAATGCGCGACGGAAAGCGAATGTAGCAGCAGTCGCATGATTTGGTCCATAGGGTCCAAATTCAACAATTTTCTCAATATGTTTAAAATAGACATGAATAATTGTGGAACCAGCAACTAATTTTTCGGGATACGCCTCCAACATTTCAACTGCGTGACTCACGCGTTGAGGAGGATAATAATCATCGTCATCCATATAGACAATGATATCACCGGTTGTTTTTGTATGCATCAAATTTCGTTTTTTTCCTAAAGTCATCTTTTCATCATACGCGTAGTATTTGATTTGTGGTATATTTGCTTCCTTGATGATATCCTCAATCTTATCTGTACCATCATCAATGATAATCCATTCCATGCGCTCTAAAGGATAGTCTTGATGCTTAAAGCATTCAATAGCTGCCTTAATAAAAGGACGACGATTAAAGGTAGGTGTACAAATGCTTACTAAAGGACGTGTTTTTTTGTCAGCCATTCTATAATTTAATGGTTGATCTTTTTTTAAACATTTTAATGTATAGAACATCAAACAAAATATACGTAATAAAATTATGTATATTTCAAATTAAATTATTAGTTGGTTAAATTATATGTTTACATATCGGCGCCATACTTGGAACCAGAAAGATTGGTAAAAGTGTTAGTACCCTTGGCAGTCCAGGCAATATCGATGAATGCCTTGGGAACACCAGCATCGTAGAAGGCGTTTAATCCAGCAACACGGGTCGCGGCACCATTTACGGAAGAACTTCCGAGATTACCTTTGGTGGCAGCCAAAAGAAGACCAAGCATCAATGTCTGGGCTTGGGCACTTGTATTGAGAATATCATCGTCAAGGGCAACTTCATTGGCAATTTGGGCAGGTGTGAATTGTTGGAGATAAGGAATCCAGTAAGAAAGATGTTGATTGGCAAGGAAGGCAGAATTGCCTTCGCCAAATAGAGCTAGGGTGTTGTCGGTTTTGTCAGCCCACTCGATAACTTCTTCTTCGTATGAGTCAATGGCAACTCTAGGTCCCTTGGTACCAAGAATGGTATTGAAAAGACCAACAGATTTGCCGTACACAACCAATAACTTCAAGATTCTTCTTGTGAGTACTTCTGTGGAGCTGGTTGTGCTGACGGCGATGGAGGTAGCGGCAGAACCAGTCCAGTGGGTAATGGTGTTTAATGTGACCTCTCCGGTGGTATCGGCACCTGTGGATAATGTAGATAGAGCCTTGATGGTCTCATCGGGATGAAGTTCGAGTAAATCGATGATTTCATGATCTTCGATCAAATGTTCGTCCGAAGAATCTTTGCGGATCAAGTAGTTTGCCATGACATGTGTCATGCAACCGGGAAGACTGCGGTTATCGTACTCAGCATCGGCATCAACGTAACCTAGAACACCGGCAGCAGTCTGGCGAGTAATACGTGTTGCGTTCTCAACAAAACCAGTCACGTCAGATACATCCACGTAAAGAGCGGGGGGGACAGGAGACCACGAAGTGATTTCGGCTAGAGCTTGCTTGGCAGTCTGGAAAGAACCCTTTACGAGAACACCATAGACCCAATCAAGAGGATGTTCTTGAGAAGACACATCGTATTTTGTAGGTCTAACTTGTATATCGGCATCTAAATGTCTGAATGTATTGCGGAAAACTGTTACACCATTTACCATGTACATATTAGCACTTATATCGGCGGCACTTGAGCCAACAGAGGAAAGATCGAAATAACGAAGTGCGACATTGGCAGTATGTTGAAGATCAGTGTAATCGAAAAACATGGATTGGAAATTAGCGGGAGTAAAGTAAGTTGACAAAGAGATGTCATTGGCACTGAAATTTGAGATAATACCATCGGGGGAGTCAGCGGCAAAAGTTTGATGAAGTTTATTATTCTGTAATACATGTCTTCCTGCAGCGAGTCCAGCGTTTTTAAGTTTGGCGAACTCGAGATCTGTTACATTAGTGGTGTTACCAACCATATCTAGTTCAGGAATACGAGAACGGACATTGTATACATCATCCATCATGAAAAGACTGGAACCATTACGATCACCAATAATATCTCTGTAATCTGTCCACCCGTGTTTTGCGGCAAGAGCAAAGATAGTGTTACCTAAATCAGTTCCGTCCACATTAACAAGTTTGCCGTTAACATCAAGGATGGCTCCGGCGGCACCAGAACCAAAACTCAATGAAATATCATTCTTAGCGTAATTGTTATGAACATTATCAGTAGATTCCAAAAGAATACGTAAGGCTTCATCCTTTGCGGCAGACAGAGGAACGAATTTGGATAAACGAGGATCTGACGCAAGACGAGCTTTATGCTTGTCCCATGTTTCCTTGGCGGAACCAATGTAAGTGGTGGGGGCAACAATACCTTGACTGGACCAGTTGTGATCGGGGTCGCTTTCAATGAATGCCTTGACTTGGGCAATGAAATCAGCGAAACTGGCGATTCCTGTTGCGCGAGAAATATCAGCGTACTTGAAACCTTCGGAATCGTCGAATACTTCGATGGCTCCGTAATCAGTGACTTGGTCAACTAAACCACCTGTGGAACCGAAGACAAGGGCGAAATTATCTTGGATTGCTTGGATGGAGACGCCAGGAACAGCGGACGTGCCGGCTACACCAGTTGCAGCCACCAAACCATAAGCCAATTCAGCAGCATAGGCATCAGCAACCTTGGAGGAAGTGAATCCGTAGTTCTTCATGATAGCGAATTCGTTGGTAAGATTGGGTAAATTGGCGGCGGCTACACCAGGGTTGACACTCATTTGATTGACGCGTGTACTGATACCGGTTGCTCCGTAACGAATTTCATTCTTCAAAGCAGCAGCAGTTGTCAAGTAAGTTTTGCCTAGACCAACTTCGTTCTTGAAAAGACCAGCTTCCAAGTAGGGACCAACACAGAAACTATTATCCATTCTAGCGGAAATCTCTTTGATTTCCTTGAAAGAAGGAATGGGTGTCATCAAGTTGAGGAAATTGAGGTAATCACGGGAGCGGTTGGCATGATTATGTTCTGTGACTGCGGAATCGGTACCTATGTCGAAATTGAGTGAAGGATCAGCACCAGTCACGTAATTGAGCTCTCTTTCTGTGTTGGAGCCAGTGTGGAACAAGTCGAATATGGCAGAAACATCGGATACGGCACTAGCAGAGTCGAAACGAATGTTTTTGGCAGTGGACACGGAGGATAAATCGGTCCAGTTAATAGCGTTTAATTTAGGTCCATTAGGGAACTCGTAACCGGAACCAAGTGCGACAGATAAATCATTAACAATTTCATTATCCTCACCGGTCATGTTAGTGCTGATATCTGCGTAACCTTTGAAAAGGGCAGCAATTAATTTGTCTGAACCGGCTGCAAGAGTCTCGCCATCAGATGTGGCAAGATCGACACCAAGATCACGTCCAATTACAACAGGTGCAGATAATGCCTGAATTTTATCCATAGGAAGGGCATACATAAGAGATGAGGCAGAAACATCAAGTTTGTCTTTACGTGCAAGTTTGACCATGGTAGGTAAACCGAAGGCATCTACTAAGTTGGCCATTTCTGTGTAAGTCATACCCACACCAACTTCAGCTCCAGATGATAAATCCTTTTTCTCAGTAAGGTCAGCAACTAATTCAGCAAGGGAAACGAAAGCTTCACCACCTAAAAGTGTTTGAGGAAGATTGAAAGTTCCACTCATTATAACTTAACGTGTGAAAAAAAAACTAATAATAAAGTTTTAAATTCATTTCTAAATAGTGATCGAATGCGTGCTCGATGTCCGTTGAATTCCACGAATCTGTATTTGTGAGAAAAGATTCCCATACAATTGTTCTGTCGGATATTTCTTTATTACCTTGTTGAACGCCAAGTAAATGATTAAAAAATGTGTTTTCGGGAATTGTTTGCAAATTATATAATTCCTTAATGTTTTGGGTATCCTTAAAAAATGGTTTTTTTGCCAATGTACCTAAATTTTCCAATGCTTCTAATAACATTCTCTTATTACGAAGTGAAAAGTTAGGACAAATGGTATTCCCATCCAACGTGATACCACTAAAATGGTTATCATCATTAAACATCGATGGATCAATATTATCGCAAATTATTCCACCAACATCAGTGAAAAACAAATAGTTTCCATTGAAATTATCATAAAAAGAAGGAGTTAGACAATACTGATTATAGTCGTCTACGAATACTAATGGATCGTCCAATACAACAACCTTGATGGAATGATGTATTTCGTAAACGAGTGTTTTTATAAACTCTTTGTTTCCGCTAAAACATACAATCGTGTGAGACCACGAGTCACCCAATTTCCAAATATTATTGCGCAATAAAGATTCAACGTGGGGAAATTGTTCAAAACAAAAGAATACATGTTCGTTCTCAAGATCTTTTTTCAAATCTCCAATAGGCAAACTTCGGAAGAAGTCTAAATAACGAAATAACAAATATTCGCGATGTTTATTTTCCATTACATCGTCAATTAACTTTTTCTCGTCTACACGATATGTTTCTGTATAAACATAAGGAACACCTGTTTGTACAACTGATTCGTCAATAGTATGGTATACCACTTTATCTACATCCACCATATATGACTCTTTCACCATTTCATTATTCTCTTGAGAACTCATATAACAAGTATATGTATTAAATTCTATATATTTAAACTAAATTATGTGTCTAAATATATTGGATGCCTTACTCGATTATTTACTTGCGTTTTTGTTGACCGCGTCTATTCGGTTTTGAAACTTGCTTGCGATGCTCTTTATCGTGCCGTACGTTAGCCTCATTGACAAGTTTTAAGTCTAATGTTTCGTCTTTGTCTTTGTCTTTGTCTTGTAATAAACTGGTTATATCGGATATGTCTTGATTATTGTTAATAGCATTTGTTAATTGGTCAATCACGCTGGAAATACGATTCGATCCATTTGTATCTACATCTAACGTTTCGTCTTTGTCTTGCAATAAACTGGTTATTTGGGAGATGTCTTGATTATTTTTAACAGCATTTGTTAATTGGTTAATCGCGTTGGAAATACGACTCGATCCATTTGTATCTACCGCTTTTAAATCTTTGGCAATTTCTAATTGTGTATTTACCGATTGTAAACCATTTATTTTGGAAAGTTTCTTTTTAATTCCTGCAAAATTTATCTTTGCAATAGATCCATAATCCGGTTTCGCAGATGTAGTTTCAATATTATTTTCCTGCGGATTAGCTATATTAAGAGCATCATCGATTATTTGTCTATCGGTAGTGGAAATTTCTTTTTCTTCATCAACAATGTATCTTGGATTCGCCTGACTGCGTGGAACTAAACGTATTCTACATTCGGGTGTACTTGTTATCACACGATGTTGAACCTTTTTACCAACCATTTTTGTAGTTGGGTAAAGAGTTTCACCATCTACATAATATTCTGAATTATAGAAATCATGTAAATATATATATCTGCGTATATCCTTTTCACTTGTAAAGTTTGTTTTACGAAGGATAAAAGACATGGAAGTGCGAAATTTTCGGTTGTCGTTTACAATACCATTCATCATACCCCCATAAATATTATCATATGTAATCTTCCAATCACAGAATTGATATACATATTCGTCATCTATCTTTGAACTATCCATCATGAATAAAAATAATTTTTTGTATAAATTAATATCAATGAGCGATAAATCATTTTTCAATACCAAATAATGATCATATAATTTCGAATCGTGTTTTTTATGAAAATCATTGCTGTACAGGAAAAACATTTTGCTCATGTTTTTAGAGTCGTCTTCATCATCAAAACATGGTGTAAATGCTTCTCCGTAGTGGTTCCAATCGAAATCACTACTTACATTGTATTTTATTTGATAGTATTTTTCGTCAATAGGATATTCAGATCCTTGTTTAACATAAAATGTAATAATTTCCTTATATGTATCCATGGTACCGAATTGTTCATTGTATCGTTCTCTGTATACTGAACAATCAAAATCATCTACAATGTTATGCAGAATACGATAGTATTTTTCATCCAACACATATTCTGTCCCTTGTTCGACAAAAACCATAATAATTTCTTTGAATGTGTCTTCAGCATTGAATTGTTCAGCGTATCGTTCCGCGTATACCGAACAATCAAATACGTCTACAACATCGTAACGAAGGCGATAATACTTTTCATCCAACGCATATTCTGTCCCTTGTTCAGCATAAAATGTAATAATTTCTTTGAATGTGTCTTCAGCATTGAATTGTTCAGCGTATCGTTCCGCGTATACCGAACAATCAAATACGTCTACAACATCGTAACGAAGGCGATAATACTTTTCATCCAACGCATATTCTGTCCCTTGTTCAGCATAAAATGTAATAATTTCCTTGAAGGTATCTTCGGCGATGAATTGTTCCTTGTATCGCTTCGCGTATACCGAA